TTTTTCAGCAATGGCTGAAAAGACTTCCTTAGCGTTATCTTCACGGGTGTGTTCAACGAAGTGATCGCCACGCATCTTCTTGGTGCCATCGTTGATAAAGCGTGCTATCCTCGCGTGGTTTACTCCGGATTCTTTGACACCTTGAAAACCGACTAAAGAGCTACCGTCAGTCTCGCCATTAATGTTCTTGTCATCCGAAGCAATCGAATCGGCAAGGTGCTTAATGTTTCGACCCCGATATTTCTTGGGGATGTAATGTTTCTCATCATAGTGTTTGCGACGTGTCTCTTGTTGTAGACGATCACGAAGAACATCTGCCCCTTCTTTAGTCATTTTCCGCTGGGCATCCTTATCTGGAACCAGCTTCTTTACTTGATGGAGAAAGCCCATCACCTGTTCGTCAAAGTCAGCCATTGCCACCCAGCTCCTTTACATTTTGTAAAGTCAAGAAATCATAAGTCATATAATTAGCTGAATCATCAGAACTAATATTTAAGATCTTATATTCCTCACCCTTGTACTTAACACGCAGTTGGTCATTGAGTCTGTTGTTGTGCCGTACCACTAACGTAATAGCGTTGACATAATTAGTGCCAAGTGATCGGTACTGCATATCAAGTGTCCGCTTCTGCGGATAGACGTGCAGACTGAATGATTTAACAAAGCTCGGTTCATTAACGCCACTGTTCGGATTGGTGACTGTCTTGGTAACGCCAAAGTCGGCAATTTCGTTAAACAAATAAGGAGAATACTCAACTGTTTTGGGCATTACCATTGCTGTCACCACCCTCGTTTAGATATTTAGCTTGTAATTGAACCAGCATCATCTGGACACCTAGTGAGAAGTTGTTCTCTAGAGTGCGATCATAAAAAAGCTGAGTAGTCAATGCATCCAATGCACCTAAGAAAAGGTTGTCATTCATATAAACCTTCAGGTCAACATTTGAATTGATCGCACTAACCAGAACCGCCCGTGCCTGCTTCATCAGACTATTTATCGTAGCTCTAGTTTCGTCCACGTCATCTAGATTTAGCTCAACCAACAGACGGGTAGTAAAGTCATCATCAGTCATTGCTACTCATCTCCCTTAGTTACTTGGCAGGAAGTCCAGAAGCAGCACCAGCAGTAGCCTTGCTGGAAGTGATCAGCGTAATTAAGTCCTTACGTGCTTGAACAACATCTTCACGAAGGTAAATGCCTAAGATCTTGTACCAAACATCGTATGAGTCAATGAATTGTCCAGTAATTTCGTTGTTTTGGAAATTGATAACAGCCTTTTGCAGTGGTGCGATAACAATGTTTGCATCCCCAGCCTTTGCCTTTGGGAAGAGTAGATCGTCAACCACAACGACCGTCTTACCTAGAATAGACTGACCAGTTCCCTTAGTAACATCTGGTTGTACTAATGGACGGCCTTCTTTGTCAGTCATTTGGTCAAGCTCGTTGAAAGCAGATTGACTAAGCACGATTGAAGCAGCTTGAGAGTCTTGAGGCTTCAAGTTAACGTTAAGGGCTGTCTTAATGTCTGAGATTAAATCAGTTGCCGTCTTAGTAGTTACACCATTAGTCAGTGCGTTAATGATCAGATCATCATTGGTGTTGTCCTTCAATTCTTGCAGGCGAGAGGACAATTCGCTTTGCCAGTCGTAACTGGAATCAGAAATTAAATCTTGCGAGAAAGCATAGTTACCGGTGTAGGTATTCAAATCCCAGTTAATTGGCTTAATTTCTGGAGCGGCATGCCGTTCTGATGGCTGGAATTCAGCGTGAACAGATAGCTTATCAGAGCTAGTTTGGAACACAGGCAACTTACCAGTAGTGGTTGACACCTTAACCGTCCGTACTAATGAGCCTAAACGTGGGAATTGGTGTTGTTCATGTTCTGGAGTCAGAATTGTTTCTGGAATAATAACAGAACCGGCGCTAAGGCCAATGTTGCTGCCATCACGTGAGATAGAATCAGCAACTTGGCCAGTCTTTAAGAAGTTGGCAAAATCACGGGTAATAGATTCTTTTGGATCGTTCAACTTAGTTGACATTTGAATATCATCTCCATTTTCATTATTTTCCTTGTTTTCATTTACAGCTACAACAGGTTCAGCCGAACGCGTAACATCACTTGCTGGTTCGGCTGCCCGACTAGCGTTCTTATTAGACGTTGGATCACCCGGATTAGCCACAGCTGTTGAAGCACTCTTAGCTGATGAAGTCGGGTCACCCGGGTTAGCAGGTGCACTGGCCCGATCAACTTCGTCAGAGTCTGCTTCTTCAACGCTGTCGTCGCGCTTAGCCGTACTATTTGCCGGCTGAGCACTATTCAATAATTCATTCACTTTATTTATTAAAGTGGCAATTTGCTTAGCTGAGTCAGCACTGGAAGCAGAGCTTGGCTCAGCAGAAGCCGCACTGCTTGAAGCAGGAGCTTGCGATTGTGCTGCTGCACTAGAATCAGTCTTCATATTGTTTAAAACCTCCTTGTAATCTCGTGCTACTTGAACCGAAGTTTCGGTATAGGCCGGGATTGGCGTTAAGCTAATTTCAGCTAAGCTGGCAAAGTGATTAATAGTATGAATCACCACGCCGCCAGCGCCTTGTTCCCACGTGTCACCGTTGTTCGGATCAATCTGAGCATTAAAAGATAAACCTTTAATGTTTCCATTCTCAACATTGGTATAAACATCATTGCCTAACGTCGTATTAGGAATGTCGGCAATAAAAAAGAGGCCCTTATCATCAGTTTTAAGTGATAAAGTCCCCGAATCCACACGAGCCAAAATGTTATTAAAATCATGAGCGTAAAGCAACCGCACTTGCGAAAAATCCACGTTATCAAAGGCATGTGGGCTGATATATTCTGTAAACGGCAGTGGCTGAGAAGGCTGGTTAAAAGCCACAGCATACCCTGACAACTGCCGAGTACCGCTTTCAACATCTCGCCTAATTGCTAGATGATTGGCCGTAAACGTCCGTACATCACGGTTGGTTGTTTTGGTCGTCATTTGCATTCTCACCTCCTTTCGTCGTGTTCTTCTTATTCAACTTCAACAGGTTAATGTCTGAGTCTTCAACCGTCAGGCCCGGCATAATGTCGTTAGCCAACATCAAACCAAACGCTTGACGTGGTGAAAGAAGATTAGCCTTTGACAGCGAAACAATGTTGTTAAGCTCATTCTGGTGGTCAACGTCAATTGCACTGGTAACATCCAGCTTAACTGGTGCTCCCAGCTTATAAGATAATTCTGATTCAATCGGCCGAATATACATCGTTAAGGCGTTTTGGTATAGTGACCGAATCATTTCAATTGACGATTGTTGATCACCTTGACCATTCAGATAACTGTCTGGGATACCAAACGCTTTAGCAATCTGAGTTTGCGAAAATGTCGCGTTATCTAACAGCTTAGCCACGTTTGGCGTAACATCGATTGTTTCCAGTTTAGCACCAGCATCCATAATCATGACACGTCCAGCATTATCCCCGGTATTGGCCTTTTCAAAGGCTTCACGGATCTTATCCTTAGCTCCCGGTTCAGTAATAGCATTCGGTGTTGTATAGATATTAGTTGGTGCTAACGCATGGATAAGTGATGTCAAGGTCAACTTCTTGCTGTTATCTTGAATTCCCAACTCGGGAACCAGCGCCATTAGTGGGCTGACCCCTGTATACTGGTTTACATCCATCCCCGGTGTAACCAGCTTAAAATGCAAAACATCAGCGCTAAGATAATCCTTGTCTGCTCGCTCATCAGTATATTGAACATGGTAAATAATATCAGCGGCATTGTCTTGTAGGGTCAGGCTTACATCATCGGAGGGCACTGGTTCTAGCCACGAAGCCTTCTGCTGTTTATCCCGATGAATAACAACATAAGAATTGCCATTCAGCAGAAGCTGAATCAGCACTTCTTGCCACCCGGCGTAAGGGTTCATTAAATGAAATGGATTGTCTAATAAAGTTTGATATTGTTGCCCGTTATAGCGGCAAGCGGCAATGTCGGAGCTGATCCGCTCGACGACCGTAAAGACATCCGAGTTCTTAAAAGCTTGATTAACATCAACTGAAGATTGAGTTTGGATCTTGCCTCCGGAGAAAACCATCAACGGCCCCGTGCCATTAGCTAACGTCCGTGAACGAAAGATGCTTTTAAAAGGATTCCATACACCCATTGCTAATCACCTCCTATCGCGTTGCTAAAAGAACTGCCAACGAAATACAAGGTTACACCCAGCATCACGAAGCCCAGCCACTTTGCCAGCATGAAAAAGCCGGCTACAAAGGCAGCCAGCCCACACATAATTATGATTAAACTGATTATTGATAAAACGTTTTTCATTTTTACACCTCAGAAAGAGAAATTATCCCAGTAGGTTTTGCGTTCCTTAGGAGTCATATTAGCAAACGGATCTTTTTGTTCCTTGTCCAAACTAACATCATCAAAGTCATACTGGGCACGGAAAAAAGCATCAATTGTCGCATCGACAATATCAATCTTTGCCGTGCGACTATCTTTATCGACTTTGACCCCATTATTATCATTACGTAGAACGGCATTACTGAAACTGTACTTCATCAGCGGATCATCAAGCCATCTAATCTGGTCAGAGGCAATTGCCCGGCGAAAAGCCAGTGTCGGCTTATTCAGGGTTAATGATCCCTGCCGTACCGGAATAGTTAGCCAATCCGTCTTCTGATCAATCCACATGGTGACAGGCTCGTCTGCATGCCAAGCGTCAAAACAGAAGGCTTTAACGGACAAATGATGCTGTTTTACAAAATCCAAAATGTAATTAAAAACCACACCATCATCAATGAAGCCATAAGCATCTTTAGTAACGTCACAGAAGCCCAGTTGTTCCGCGTTGCGGTAGTTGATACCATCTTGCTTTTCCTTCAGGTCAATTGAACCCTGGGCAAATGCCAGTGGGATAAAACTATGCTGTAAGACGAACCATTTACCAACATTGTTCTCAACATACGGGAAAATAAAACTGACCGCCGTATCATCAGCATATTGGGATTTATCGAAACCAATGGTAACTTCGTGGCCATCAATGTTAAATGGCGCCTGTTCGGCAACCGACTTCTCAATATCGTTAAGGGTCAGATAAGTATTGGACTTAGTTTTAAGCCAGATGTTCATGTTCTTATTCTGAAACTCAGCAATATTGCCGGCCATCATGTGAGTGTTCCGCTCATTCATGAGTCGACTGATCATCTGTTGCTTTTTCTTTTCGTTCAAAGTCAGCAACGGGTTCGATTTCTCCCAGGTTTCTGGTTTCTCGGTTTCTTTGACGCTATCCTGCTCCCAAACGAGACAAAGGTAATTATCCAGAGAGCGACTGGCATCATCGCGCATTGCCCGTTCCATCATTCGTTCATCCTTGTAGAAGTACGAAGTCGGATTAGGGTAGGCAGTTGAAATCTGGAACATGGCCCCGCCGGTCTGCATCATCCCAGATGAAACCTGACCAACGTTACGGGCAATCTGTGCAATGGCCGTAGGTGATCCTTTGGCACCGTCAGACCCAGACTCATCTAGGACTGCCATGACGAAGTGACGGCTATCAAACCGCCCTGATTCATGGCTCAAACGAAGGATTGTATTCTGGCTGTTCTTGGCAATGATGTTGTCGTTAAGAACATTAGTATCCGTTTGCTTGAACAGCTTATGAAAGGCGGCAATCTGGTCGAGCGCGTTGAAGGTAGTTTTCAGGTAACTAAACCCCTTCTGTGACTGACTGGTAACAGGGGCAACGTATGCCATATCTTGGTTTGACTTGCCCAGCGATTCCACAATAAACGAGTAAGTAAGAATGATTGCTGAAAGGTAAGTCTTACCATTTGTTCGGGCCACTGAAACCAGGACACGATCATATCGTTTGTCGTCAAGGCTGTCCCGCCAGCCAAACATTAGAGCAAGGATTGCTTTTTGCCATAGCATTAGCGGCACCGGTTTACCAGTATCCACATCCGGCACTAACTTAGCAAAGTTGAGAATCCGGTTAATGTGATCCTTATCGTAATGAAACGGGAATGAACTGTCCTCAGTGACCCGCCGTAAATCCTGTAATTGGCGAAACGCTGCCAGCTTCATCATCGTGCTGGACAGATACTTCTTGTCGAGGATTTCTCGTGCATACTGTGTTCCCGGATCATTGTACTTTGCAAAAACATCCTCATAATTGCCGGATCGTTTTTCAGCTTGATAAGCCTTGATGACATCCCCTGCCACGTCTGCTGAATGGGAAAAATCATACTTATGCACTATGATCACCTTTTCCATTCAGTATCTTAGCAATGCTGTCAACTACATCGCCGCTGTCATCATCATCGCTGTTAAGGTTAAGCAAAGTAGCTCGTGACTGTGGCGTTAGACCTAATTCAGCGCTTAGCTGTTTAATCTTGGCAGTTGAGTCGCTTAATGTTGTAACAGCAGGGTTCTTTTTGAAGCCAGCAAAATTATGAGCATCAATTACTTCACCAGTTGGTGAAATCACCGGCTTATATATAGCCGATTGGATGCCGTGCTTTTGAATATCCTTATATGCTTGGCGAAAAATATCAACTTGCACACAGAGAGCGGCAACTACCGTTAAATCTGGCTGTTTAACAATCTCAGATTTCATTAAAGCCGGTAAAATTGCTCGATAGGCATTCTTAGCTATCTTCGATAGATACCACGGAGGAGATGACTGCAACGGCTTCCACGATTCTGTGTCCTGCTTTAGCTGTTCTGTCCGCTCTCGCTGGTACTTCTCAGCTTTAGGATCAGTAGTAATTTTGTTTTTCCGTGCCATACAATTCCTCCTTTCTAAAGAGTGTGCTAATTCCTGCTCAATGGCGAACACTGACGGTCGTTTTCAACGCATTGCGATGCGTTATACCCCCCTATCGTCAGAGGCAAAATAACTCGGATTTTCAAGCAAGTGCATTGTTCTATGTGATGCGCTCATTTTGGTTCCTAGGGGGCGGGGGTATTGTTCGTAAATTTTCAATTTATTTTTTGTGGCCAATTTTTTTGTTCGTGTTTTATGGCTTTGATTCATTTAGCCATCGTTTCCACGTCAACCGGCTGATGTGTCTAAGCTTGTTGACACCATCTGGTTTACCTTCGATTGACTGTTCAATCTTGGTCTTGCGGTTGTGCTGTCGTCTTGATAGCAACCAAAGATTATCAGCATCAAGTGGATTGTCACAGTATCTTCGTGGCACGATGTGGTCAACAATATAGTCATGGTCACTTAATGCTTGACCAGTCGATCCATCGATCATCAGGTCACGACGCTTAACGTAATCACGAACCTTGGTCCATTGTGTTGAGTGATAGAATGCATTAGCAACTTGGTCACGTTCGTTATGGTTATACTCCCGTTGCCATTGCTTATGGTATTGCTTGTATTGATCGGTCTGGTGATACTCATGCAATCGTTGTAGTTCTGCCTGCTTATGCTCCTGCTCATGCTTACTACAATAGTCATGGCCAGGTTCGCATAGCCTATGACAACCTCGATACCAGCATTCATGAGTACGCATATCACCACACCTCCGTTCACCGCATAGTTACTAATACTCGGTTCAAATAATCTCGTAGCCTTTCAGCAGTGTCTTTAGATAGCTTGAATATCGCCTGCTGATTTTTTACAACTTTGTCCGGATAGTAAAAATTGCTTATCAGTACATCGATATGATCGTTAACGTGGTCGTGCTGCTCTAAGAAACTAATCTCTGCTTTGCTATCTGTCCATTTATCGAACCGCTCTCTATAAGACACGTCGTACAGGCCAGCGTCCAAAGAATGAATAGTAGGGTATTTGAATCCTTCTTTGTTCAAAACTTTAACCTCCTTTAATCGTTATGCACAATCCCGGAATCGAACCGGAACGGCTGCCCATACTGACATTAAGGTTTGACCCGCCGGAATACCAAACTTGTGCAAAATAAAAGACGGTAGCTAATGCTATCGCCTTAATTATTTAATCTGTTATGTACTTTAAAAGCCGGCAAGCGTTGACCTGTCAGCTTTTTCTTTTGCTTCATATGTTTCTCCGCTCGGCACAGCATCAAATACTCTTGTTTAGATGCTACCAAGCCGAATCGTTTAGTCTGGAACATTTAGCATTCCCTCCGTAATGGGGATGTTAATTCGATGTCCTGTCTTAGTAATGCCTTCAAAAGTAATCAGATGTTTTTTCAGTACCTCATATCCATACATGTCTACTACTGTCTGGGCAAGGCTCCGCTTGTATTTAATTGCAGAATCCATTCCATTAATAAAACTTTGCACCATAGGACATCCCCTCCAAACAAAAAAGCCAGCGCTAGGCTGACTTAATTACGCATAAAAAATATTTGTAGTTCCTATCTGGCTAGCTTTTTGACTTATAAAAAGCTGATCTTTTGTTTTCCTAGAGATAACTATATTATCGTTTGAAAATGTATAAACATGATAACCTAAAATTATCAAGATAACATTAAAATACAATGCATTATTTGATATGTAATATATTCCTTCTATTACTACTAATATTAGATTCATAACAATAGAAGGGGCAGATTCCGGTTTCAATGATAATATTGGTATTATAAAGGTAACAAAGAAATTTAGAACCTCAGAATCGTATTTTCTCAAATCTTCCAACTTATATTTCTGTTTAGCAGTATCCGTGGCTTCAGCTTTCAATATTTTAATCCAAATAAATAAAATAATTAGGGTAATAACCGAAAGTATAATCATTGATAACCATAAACCAGGATTTTGATTCCATGCTTTTTTAATTGAGCTATTTGAAAATGAATCTAAATTATTAAGAAAAATCATTATAAAGATAGGAATATATGACGAAAAGAAAAGAATTGTTTTAAAAATTAGTCCCAACATATCTATCACCTTTTCTCATCTATACCGTTCTGATTGCCAATTAATGTCTTGTAATATGAGTCCTGCATCAAATTGACAAAATTTCCTATTTGTGTTTCATCTCTGTAAATTAATTGTCCTTTATTTACCTCCTACTCCTGTAACGGACGTTAGTGTTCTGAATAATTGCAATCCTTTAGCCGTTGAGTAAGATTACAGTACTCTTCTGCTGATAACAGCACGGCTACCGTGAGACTAGCAGAGCCGGTATATTGTAAATCTTAAGAGTTTTTATTATGAAGATTGTAACCGTACATTACGTAAAAATTGGATTAATTGGATGCTAGTCTCAATGCGTAACTATGGTCATCTGCCACCATGTCGTCGGCTTGGTTACCGGATTTACGCAACACATGAATGTGAGCAGTTTAATGACATAATTACTCAGGTCATTTTTCGGTTTATGTCGTAATTGATAACTTTTCGACATTACCATAATAAGGCCTATTTCTAGTTAAAAACCGCCAAAAGTCCGCCAGTTTTCCGCCAAAAGTCCGCCACTTTACTTCGGAACTAAAACACTCTTATCAGGACATACCTTTGCAACTTCCCATAGAGCGTTATCTTGCATTCGTTCACAGGTTCGCTTAGGTAAATGAAGCTTCATTGCTACTTTGTCCATTTTCCAATTGTGATGTACAAATCGATAATCAAGAATTTGTGCATATAGCTCATGCTCGTCACCCTTTGAACTGATATAAGCTAACATGTTCTCACGAATCTTCCATTCTCGTTCTGCATTAACATAATCAACAAGTTTATAATCAGCATCATACAGAGTACCTGTTGGCAAACCATCTAAATTGGGCGAACCAATTGTTAATGTTTTCTTTTTCGCTTCATCCCTCCAATCCCAATATTCACTCAACCATTTTTGAGCATTAGCTGAACTCTTCTTCTTGTCATACTTACCGAAAAAATTACCAATCACGACGCCCTACACCCCTTATGATATAATTATTTTGGTTATTCTTTAGGAGGCGTGCCG